CTTACGAACTTCTTTGCCTTTTTTCATTCCGCATTTCATATCATCACCTGTCGCTTTACGTTGTATTGAGGAAATCCCTCGTGAGGGCATAGTCATTGCTTGTCTGCCTTACCGTCTAACTTGTCCATGATGCGCTGGAACATGGTTTCTATCTTAGCCATTTCGATGTGATAGTCATCCTTACGCACGTACTCTTTATGTAGAGTGGTGTTGAGGTCTTTCATATCATCTTTAAGGTCTTTGATAGCGTCCCATACAATCTTGAACAGCCAGCCGAAGAAGGCGCTAACTATCGCTATCGCCGCATCTATAAAGTTCTGCCACTCCATAGCGCCTGATCCTTACGGAGTTGCGGGGTCTTCAGCACCGTTAGATGCCTTCTGAGCATACATAATCGTCACTCTCGCTGCGCCCGTAGCCGCACTGCCTGCAGTGGTAGCAATCACAGGAACATCAGAAGTACCGACATTGATGAAAGTCAGAGGCTGATAAGTAGAGGACAGGTCGTTGCGGCCTGCGGTGGTGATGGTGGTCTGGGTTACAAACTCGTCATCATTGGAAGAAGTACCAATCTTCAGCGTAGTCGCTGAGTTAAATACCGTAGTGGTGTCTACGATGATATCAAGAATCTGTGAACCGGCTGGAAGAACAGCAACGGTAGTAGCACCTGCAGCAGCAGGAAGGGCTTCAGTCTGGACAAGAACGGCTATGCCGCAGTTTTCGCCCGTACCATAACGAACAGTACCAGAGCGGATCGGCCCGGAAAAAGTCGAAAAACTCATTGAGATTACCTCGTGCACTTGGGCCTGACGTTGTGTGCGGTATCTGCTGGGTCAGTCGCTCAGGCAGTTAGAAATCCCAGATTTAAGAGACTTATATTATGTTTTTGGGGTGGTGTCAAGCAAAAGAAACGGGGGCCGAAGCCCCCGTCATGATAACACTTACGCAGTGTTATACCTTAACCAGCGGAACCGAACATTGACAGCGGGTCACTAAAGCCGAAAGCGTAGCGCTCTCTCGCTTTGTAGCGTGCGTTGCCGGTATCGAAGTCTCCATCCATTGATGTGCTCAGAGCAGCACGGACAAAATGCTTCAGGCCATTCGGCACGTCGGTCTGCAAGAACCAAGCATTGGTGTCAGTCAAGAAGTGGTTAACTGCCCAACCGCCCGGAATGGAGCCGTTGTTCACGATGGCATTCACATCATTATCAGTGGTGCCTACGCGAAGCTGGGTTTCCAACAGACGGGTAGCTACGAACTGCAGGGCCGGAGGAATGATGAGCTTCTTCGGCTTAGCTGCAATCAGCAGTCCGCGTTCGTCAGTCCACAGGCTGATCTGGATAACGGCATTCTCAAGAGAGGTTTCGTTCAGATCAGTCGGGGTAGACGGTACGTTAGAAATGGTAGACCCGCTTACCAGAGGATGAGCATTGCTAAACAGAGATACACCATCACCACCAGCGTAGTTAGAGTTGAAGCCATTGTTCAGAACAGAGGCACCCTTAACTTCCTTGGTGTAGGCCATAGCACGAGCCAGAGCCTTGGTATAACGAGCAGACAGTGAGTCATACAGGTTATCTTCAATCGCTTCTTCGGTCAGGGAGAAGCCCAGAGCAATGGTTTCGTGGGTATAGCGAGTGGACCAAGCTTCCTGTGCGGTGTCGTATGCGATAGCAGAACCTTCGTTCTTAACCGGAGCAGCACCAAAACCAGACAGCTTCTGTTCTTCTTCAAAAGAACGCTCGGAACTCTCGATTTCAAACAGTTCTTTCCATTCCTCACCGTAACGGTCATATTCCAGACCGAAGAGGGCGTTAAGCCCCGGCAAGAGTTCTTTAAGTAGTTGAGCGCGTGAAATAGCAGCCATTGATTATTACTCCTTAAACGCCAGTAGGGTTACGGTACTGATGACCACCAGCTACTGCCGCAGTGACAGTGAACGGAGAGGTAGCCAACTGAGAGATAGAGGTGTACGGAGCATTGAATGCCACAACAGCCTCACAGAAAGTACCATCAGACAGAGCCGTTTCTTTGATCGTATCGACAATGCGGAACGGCAAAGAATTGGTCGTGCCAAGAGTATTTTTATCAATAGCCAGAGTGCTATTGCCGGTTGCGGTGTTTACACCATCTGCCCAAATGCCGGTGTCGGCCTTCAGGTAGTAACCAACATTTTCACCGATATTGGCCAGAGTCAGACCACTTGAAGCCACAACAACAGCGCTGTTGTTGACAACGGCGACCTTCATCAGAATATCGGGATCGTCAGCAATAATTGCTACTGCATCAGAAGCCACGGTTCCAGAAGGCCAATACTGCTTAAAGACCTTGTACTTCAGAGTCGGGTCAGTGTAAGAACAACCCAAGAAGATACCGACCGGACGGATCGGGAAGGTACTCGCTGCACCCGTAGAAGAATCTACACGGTTGATATAGCCAGTAGAGATGATGGAGACGGTATCACCGAAACCAATGTTTTTAGCATAGCTAGAGGCAATCGGCAAAGACCGAGTTGCACCAGCGTATACTTGCCCGCCGACCAGATTGATCGGCAAAAGCCCATAAGGGCCACCAACAGCAGGATAAGCCATAATTAACTCCTAAAAGTTTACTGTGCGGCCCTAACTTTACTTAGGCACCGCGACCAAAAGACACTTTAGATTGCTTCTCGGAAAAGAGAGGCATCCTAGGATCACTTTCACGCAGGAAGTTGTTGTCAACCGACTGCATATCGGATCGGGTCCGGTTTTCATAGTACGCTTTACGCGCTGCGGCGTTTTCCGCCGTTGTCTTACACAGAACCAATCCGCCAATTTCTATCAGTCCAGTAGCTTGTAGCCCAAAAGCTACAAGGTCATTCGCAAATTCTTGATGATCTTCTGCCTTACAGGGTTCCCATCCTTCGCGTCTGGCTTGCGCCATATTGCGATGGTCCGCTTCACCCATCATTGATGCGCGTTTCCAATGGAATACATATCCGTCTTGCGGTTCAGGCACAGGGAGGTCCGAAGCAGGTTTCCAAGAAACCTGACGCATTTCATTTTCCCGTGTTTCCATTGAGCGTGGGGGTCTTCCAACTGGATTAGGCATTGTTCATCTCCTTTGCTGCATACTTGGCATAAGTTTCTAAAGGTACACCAAGACGTTTTGCGATTGCCACTTGACTGGCGGTTAGCGTCACTTTCTTGCTGCCAGTGCTTCTGGAAGCGGGAGCCACAGCTGACGATTTCCGTGACTTTTGGAAGTTTTGCGGGAAAACTTCTCGGATGCGGTTGTCGATCTTCTGATAATACTCATCGGAAGTCGGATCAATACCGTTGTTTACAAGTTTCTGATGCAGCCCATAGGCGAATGAGGTCATTTCCTCATCCTTACCGAACCAAGGGTTGCGTGACGCCCAATCTTCTGCGCGGGAATCACGAGGTGCCGGTGCGGGTTGCTCATAATACTGTTGTTCGGGTTGACTATATACAGTATTGTTTTGCTGTTGTAAAGAGGCTTGTTGGACTGCACTAGATATCTGGTTTTGAAGCTGCGCTTTTTGAATAGCCGTATCATTCAGTTCTCTCTGCGCTTCCAAGACTCCATCGGTGTCGCCTGTTTCGTAGGCTTTGCGATATTTGTCCTCTGCCAGCTTCTGAGCGTAGTCAATCTTGGCTTCAGCTTCACGGGCGTATTCTTGCTGGCCCCAGCTAAGCGTCTGCTTCAACCTTTCATTTTCTTCATAGACAGTCCGGGCAAGGCGGATAGCTTCTTCATTCTGCCTAACCAACACTTCTTTCGCTCTACGCTCGTCGTGGTAGCGATGATTCAACTGATTGATGCGTTTCTGCACCTTCTCAGAATAATTCTCTAGCTCGTCCTCCTGTTCGTCCTTCTCCGCTTTAAGCGGCTCTCGGCCTTTGTCTTCTTCAGGAGTATCATCAACAATTTCAACTTCCACCTCTGGAAGTTCCGTACCTACTTCAAGATCATCACCAATTTTTTCTGTTTGCATAGTCTGTGTCCTATGTTTAGTAAGCGCGGTTTATTCCGCGAGGATCGGCCACAACGCCTTCCACCATATCGTCATTTACCATGACAAATTCTTTCCCATTTACGCTGAATCGAGAACCGCGATAAGCCCCGATCAACACAAAATCACCTTCTTTACACCACGGCCCTGTTGGGAATTTTTCCTTATCTGCGTAAGCCATGTCCCCTACTTTAAGCACAAAACCGACTACGGCTCCTGCTTCTTCCCGGCGAAGAAAGTCTTTAGGCTTGAGAATACCCCCTTCCGTCTTTTCTTCGATTTCAGGCTTAACGACGAGGATTTTGTACCCCACAGGATCAGGCAGTTGTGTTGCCAAGCTTTCGCTCGTTTCCTTGGTTTTCTCAACGTCGATGTTAGCGGCAGATAGTGCTGCGTTTTCCATTACAGTTCCTCTTGATATTTAAGCAGGTCTTTCAGTCTCTCATTGGCCGTGGCTAGACCCGTAATCACCCCGGCTATATGCTGATACTCAGCATAATCTTTAGCATGACCTCTTGCCAGCGCGTTCTTGCGCGATTCGATCATGTCATCAAACTCCTTGATAGCTAGCTCTAGCGCGTTCATTTAGGCTCCTTTTTTGGTTGTGCTGTACGTTGCGCTTCGCCTTGTGCAGTATTAAACGCTCTATCTCTTTCCTTTTCTTCTGCGCCAAAGGCTCTGTCGTCTGCCTTTTCTCCTGCGCCATAAACTTTCTCAGCGACTTTAAGCCCGACATCCACACTCTTCATGGCACTGGCTGATTTGTCCTTTTCGCCCTGAATCATGAGTTTGTTCTCATTATTCATCATGGCTATCTGCATTTCGTTTTGTAGCTTAGCCATCTCAATCTGATACTTCTGCTGTACCTCTTGCTGTTTAAGCTGAAGCTCTTGCATCTGCATCTGAATGATGGGGTCTTGCGCTTGCTGTTGAGCAATCTGCGCCTGCGATTCTGCCTGATTCCGTTGAAGCGCCTGTGTTGCCGCTTGCGCGGAGATAACACTGAGTTGCCTTTCCGTTTCTGCATCCATTTTCTGCTCTGGATCAGGCAGGGGCATACCCAACTGTGCTTCTACTTCTCTTCTATACTGGAAGGCAAGATGCTCCATGATATGCGCTTGTGCAGCTTGCATGATGGCTTGCGCTTGTGGGTTTTGTCCGATTGCCTGTGCAATCTTAGGGTCTTGCATGGCTGATTGATGTACAGCCAAATGAGCGGCGTGATCCTGTTCAATAAAGGCTTTTACCGGCTCCTGATTCATGATGTCCATGTTCTCAGTCACAGGATCGGTAGGCACCAAATCATCGTCCGTTTTAACGATCTTATCCGCGTCTTTTATCCCCATCACCTCCAGCATTTGTCTGTGGAGAACGGGTAGATCGTAAATTTGCGGAGATTGCTGGGCCAGCTGTATAGCTGCCTGATACTGAATAATCCTCTGCGCCATTGTCGCCGCGTTCGGGTCAGAGACAGGTAAGACCTCAACAACTTCATAGTCCGCTTTCTTCGCTTCTGGCCCTACACCATAGTCAGGATTGTACTCATACGTCGGTGCGGTGTACTCCTTAATAAGATGAGCAATGAGTTTGAACTCCTGCGCCATCGCATAGTGGACACGCGCCTGTACTGCACTCATGACCTTGAGCGTCCGCTCCAAAATAGCCAGTGTCGTACCGACCGGAGCCTCTCCGCTCATGGAGTCAAACTTTACGTCAGCTACCGCTGCCAGCCTGCGGCCCTCTTCGACTACGTTCTGGAGCAGTTGGAACAGCGTAGCGGAAGGCTCCTTATAGGGCAGCGGCATAATGTTATCCCGCACAGTCCCACTCGCTACGTCTACATCTCTCCATTCACCCGGCATGATGGGAGTATCATCACCTTTAACCCGCATTCCCTTGGTCTTGAGTCCCCCGGGGAGGTTGGATAGCGTACCTGCGTCGATTAGCTGACGGACAATACTGGTGGCGCTCTTCGCAAACCCACCGACCAAGTGAATCAGACCATAGCCATAGGCTCCAAAGCCCGGTATATAGGTGTATTGCACGAAGTGCTGTTTAGCCCGCTTCAGAGGGTCATATTCGTCCCAATTACGGCGAATTGAGAGGATTTTCTGGGTACTTTTCTCTACCGTAACGACAAAAGGTAGGGCAATTCCCGTCTCTTCCTCGGTTTCTGGGTCGATATCTTCAAACCCTTCTAAGTCGAGTTCGGTGTGAATCTCTAAAAGCCTAAATCTATCGTCGTTAATCGCACTGAATCCGTCTGCCTCATCCTTTCGAGACTGAATTTCATCTAAATCTTTGCTTGGCTCTCCAAGGTCTACGTCTCTATAGAACCCTGCATACTGCAGTTTTCTGACTTCGTTCTCGGTTTTACGCATCAAGTGCGTGACTCGTGGCGCAGTTCGCGCATCACTGGCCCCATAGGGGATGTACAAGTCTTCTGCCGGTACAAACATACTGACTTGTCTATTGAGGGAGGGGTCGAAGTAGACCTTTTTGAACGCAGCACCAGCAAGGGAGAGACTCCACAGCATCTTTTCGTGCTCTGGTCGAAACTCCTGCATCTTTTCAGTCAGCTGGTAATTCATATCCTCTGCAACGCGGGCAGCGGCCTCCTCATTCTCTCGCGTCTCTTTCCCCACAATCTTGGTCTTTACCGGACCCTGTGCAGGAAAGGTTTCTGCAATCATCTCAGCTTGGAATTTAATCGCCGCTTCCGTCAACATCGGGTGATACACCCCACAGGCACCATTCCAAGGCTCTGTTCTCTCTTCCAACTGCAGACCCAACAAATCTAGCCCATCTACATAGGTCTGTTCCCACTCTTTACGAGCGTTCTTGTCGTTGTCAAAGTCGGTGAGGAGTTCGGAGGCAAGGGAAGTGAGAGCAGACTCAGCAAGGTACTCCGCCAAATTCGCGTCGAACGAAGGCTC